GATTATACGCCAGAGGCGAACAAAGCATACAAAAATATAAAGATGAAATGTCTATTAACGGCGATTTGTCTTATCTTAATTTAGATTGGAAGCCTGTACCTATACTATCAAAGTTTGTTGACATTGTGGTTAATGGTATAGCGGATAGAGCATTTGATGTTAAAGCATATTCTCAGGATCCATACGGTATTCAAAAGCGCACTGAATACATGGAATCTATTCTGCGGGATATGCAGACCATAGAGATTAACGATTATGCTCAAGAAGCGTTCGGCATTAATCTTTATGAAAATGACCCTAGCACATTACCGTTTTCTGCTGAAGAGCTAGATTTGCACATGCAGCTAAGCTACAAGCAGGGTATTGAAATTGCTGAAGAGATTGCAATCAATACCTTATTAGATGGTAACAGATACGATCTTACTAAAAAGCGTACTTACTACGATTTAACAACCTTAGGTATTGCAGCTGTTAAAAACAACTTTAGCGAATCAGAAGGGGTTACGGTAGAATACGTTGATCCGGTGAATATGGTATATTCTTATACTGAATCACCGTATTTTGATGATGTATACTATGTAGGTGAAATAAAGTGGGTTCCTTTAAATGAGCTTAAAAAGCAATTTCCATATCTTACTGAAGACGAAATGGCTAATATACAATCCACAGGGCAACAAAGCTACGGAGTGTATGACCAAAGTTTAGGAGCGTACGATCAAAGAGACAACAACACAGTGCAGATACTTTACTTTAATTATAAAACCTACATGAACGAGGTTTATAAAGTTAAAGAAACAGCAACAGGGGCAACTAAGGTTATTGTAAGAGACGATCAATTCGATCCACCTGTTGAAGATTTTGAAGCTGAGTATGGCAAAATGTCACGCTCATTAGAAGTTTTATACGAAGGTGTTCTTGTACTAGGTACTAGCATATTACTTAAATGGGGTATGGCTGAGAACATGATGCGCCCTAAAAGCGACTATAGTAAAGTTAAAATGAACTATAGTATTACTGCTCCTAGAATGTATAAAGGTCGCATAGAGTCGATTGTAAGTCGTTGTACTGGCTTTGCTGATATGATACAGCTTACGCATTTAAAGATGCAACAGGTTCTACAAAGAATGATGCCTGATGGCGTTTACCTTGATGCAGATGGTTTAGCTGAAATTGATTTGGGTAACGGTACAAACTATAATCCACAAGAAGCACTTAACATGTTCTTTCAAACAGGTTCGGTTATTGGTAGATCGTTTACGCAAGAAGGCGATATGAATCCAGGCAAAGTGCCTATTCAGCCTTTACAAACCGGCGCTGGCGGTCAGAAACTGCAAACGCTTATACAAACGTATAACTATTACTTGCAGATGATCCGCGACGTTACAGGGCTTAATGAAGCTCGTGACGCATCAACGCCAGATTCAAGAGCATTAGTAGGTGTACAAAAGTTAGCGGCGGCTAATTCAAACACAGCTACAAGACATATATTAGATTCAGGTTTATTCTTAACTTCGGAAACAGCTGAAAGCTTATCGCTTCGCATATCTGATATTATAGAGTACAGCCCCGCTAAAGAAGCGTTTATACAAAAGATTGGTGGCTTTAATGTTGGTATATTAGAAGAGCTTGGTGATTTACATCTGCACGACTTTGGTATTTCAATAACGTTAATGCCGGACGAGGAAGAAAAAGCAATGCTTGAAAACAATATTCAAACCGCATTATCAGCTGGTTTAATAGATCTTTCAGATGCTATTGATATTCGTGAGGTTAGAAACCTTAAGTTAGCTAATCAGCTACTTAAATTACGACGCAAGCAAAAGCAAGAGAAAGATCAGTTAATGCAGCAGCAAAATATGCAGGCTCAAGCGCAGGCTAATATGCAAGCGCAACAAATGGCTGCTCAGATTGAAATGCAAAAAGATCAAGCTTTATCTCAAACTAAGGCACAGCTAGAACAACTGAAAGGTCAGATAGACACACAAAAGATCCAGGTTGAGGTTGATGCCAAAAAGCAATTAATGGAATTAGAATTCCAGTACAATATGAAGCTTAAGGGCATAGAGGTAGATAATGCTAAAAGAAAAGAAGGCGAAATAGAAGATCGCAAAGACAATAGAACAAAATTACAAGCAACACAACAAAGCGAGCTTATAGCTCAAAGGCAAAACGATTCCGCACCAGTTAACTTCGAATCAGGAGGTAACGACACTCTAGGTCGCGGTATGGGCTTAGGTAGCTTTGATCCTAGGTAATAATTAAAGAGTACTAATTTTATAATATTTTATCATGAGTGAAGAAATTAAAGAAGAGATACAAACGGAAGCTGTAGAGCAATCCCCTGTGTCATTAAACCAAGATGGCGATATTAAAGTAGACCTACGCCAACTTAACGAACAAGCTAATGCCAATACAATCGAAGAAACAGCAGACGTGGTTGCAGATCAACAAGCCGAACCTGTACAAGAAGTGGAAGCAGAAGTACCACAACAACGAGAGCCCGTTCAAAATGAAGAACCCACTGAAGAACCTGTAGAATTTTTACAAGAAATTACAGACGAAGAGGTCGTTGAAGTTGCTGATGAATTAGCTGATGAAATTAATGAGGCTGTCGCAGAGCAAAGTTATTCTGGCAAAGAGTTACCTGAAAACATTCAAAAAGTTGTTGACTTTATGGATGAAACAGGTGGGTCATTAGAGGACTATGTCAAGCTTAACACCGATTACGCATCGTTAAACGAAGACCAATTGCTTCGCGAATACTATGAAACAAAGTATAGCGCTTACGACAGAGAAGACATTGACTTCTTACTAAGTGATAAGTTTTCTTATGACGAAGACATTGATGACGAGCGCGAAATACGTTTAAAGAAACTAGAACGCAAGCAAGCCTTGTCAGAAGCTAAAAACCATTTAAATGGTCTTAAGTCTCAATATTATAGTGAAATAAAAGCTGGGTCAAGATTGACTACAGATCAAAATAAAGCGGTAGAATTCTTTAATCGCTATACAAAAGAAAGTGAAGAAGCAGCAAAAGTTACTGAAAGACAAACTAGTCGTTTTAAATCTGCTAGTGATAAAGTTTTTTCCGACGGTTTTCAAGGGTTTGATTACAATGTTGGAGATAAGAAATATCGCTACAAGGTTAAAAATGCTGGTGAGGTTAAGGAAACCCAAGGCGACATTAATAATTTTATCAAGAAGTTCTTGAATGAAAAGAATGAAATGTCAGATGCCAAGGGATACCATAAGTCTCTGTTTACAGCGATGAATGCTGATTCAGTTGCGCAACACTTTTATGAGCAGGGTAAAGCCGACGCTATGAAAGATAGCATGTCCAGGACGAAAAATGTTAATATGAACGCGAGAGGTGTTCACGAAAAGGTAACAACTTCTAATGGTATGTCTATACGCTCAGTTGATTCGGGAGATAGTTCTTCCAAGCTTCGGATCAAAAGTAGAAGAAAATAATAATCCATTTAAAAATAAAACAAAATGGCAAACGGATCTTTCGCGGGGGCGCCATCGTCACTCGCAAATTTAAATCATTTAACTCCACGTCCTGTAAAAGGATTGTTTAATGATAATTACATTAACTTTTCAGACCCAGGTTTCGAGCAGTGGACTCAACAGTTCCTTCCTGAGGTTTATGAAAAAGAAGTTGAGCGTTTCGGTAATCGTACGATCAGCGGATTCTTACGTATGGTAGGAGCAGAGATGCCTATGGCTTCTGATCAAGTAATTTGGTCAGAACAAGGACGTCTGCACATTGCCTATGGACCAGGCAACGCAGCTCACTTAGTAGGTAGTAATGCCGCAGGTAGCGCTATCACAATTGTTCAAACAGCGGCTGAGCCTTCGCTTATTGGTGTTGGTATGACAATTGTTATTAACTTAGGGTCTACAACTGTTAAAGCATTCGTAAAAGCCGTTTCTGATAATATTGCAGCTCCGGCATTGCAAACAGTTACCATCGAAGTTTACAACGGTGTTGACGCCGCTGGAACTGCAGCTGGTAAGCTTTTGCCTACTGCACTACGTGGCGCTGTAGGAACACTAAACATTTTTGTTTACGGTTCTGAATACGGAAAAGGTTCTTTACAAGGAGGTAATTCTATCGACGCTTCTTTCACAACTTTCAATAACAAACCAATCATTCTTCGTGATAAGTATGAAGTAAATGGTTCTGACGTTGCTCAGATCGGTTGGGTTGAAGTTACAACTGAAATGGGAACTGGTGGTTACATGTGGTACTTAAAGTCTGAGCACGAGTCTCGTCTACGCTTTGAGGATTACCTTGAAATGTCAATGGTTGAAGCTGAAAAAGCTGCTGTAGCTATGACTGATGCTTCTGGTGCTACAATTTCTGGTACTGAAGGTTTATTTGCTGCACTAGAAGATCGTGGTTTGGTATTCAATGACGCTGATTTCGGCGTTAATGGTATCAGTGACTTCGACATTATTCTTCAAGAGCTAGATAAACAGGGAGCAATCGAAGAGAACATGATGTTCTTGGATCGCGCTACTTCTTTAGGTATTGACAATATGCTTGCTGCTCAAAATTCTTACGGAGCTGGTGGTACTTCTTTCGGTGTATTTAACAACGAAGAGGATATGGCATTGAACTTAGGATTCTCTGGATTCCGTAGAGGTTCTTACGACTTTTACAAGACTGATTGGAAATACTTGAATGATTCTACAACTCGTGGATCTATCGGTGACATCGAAGGTGTTATCGTACCAGCAGGTACTTCAACAGTTTATGATCAATCATTAGGACAGAATATCTCACGTCCTTTCTTGCATATCCGTTATCGTGCTTCTGAAGCTGATGACCGTCGCATGAAGTCGTGGATCACTGGTTCTGTTGGCGGAAACTACACTAGCGAAGCTGATGTAATGACTGTGAACATGTTGTCTGAGCGTACTATGTGTACTCAAGCAGCTAACAACTTTGTATTGTTGAAGAAAACAGTATAAGTTTTTTAAGATATTCGCCCTCGTCTTCGGATGGGGGCGATTATTAATTTTTTATTTAATTATATTATATAATGGCAACAGCTAAATTAACATCTGCTAAAAAAGCAGCACCAAAACCTGTAGTGCAAGAGATTGCAAAACCTGCAGCACCAATACAAAAAAAAGATACTTGGGTTTATAAAGATAGGTTATACGAATTAACTACTGGTAGAAAGCCTTTAGTATTTACGGTACCTACTGTGCACACACAGAAAGCTCCTTTATTATGGTTTGACAAAGACGCTGGATATCAGCGCGAATTGCGTTACGCAACAAATCAAAGAACACCGTTTGTGGATGAGCAAGACGGTATAGCTACAATGGGGCGTATTACATTCCGCAACG